AATATGATATTCATCTCCAAAGCTACCTAAAGTAAAAAAATAACTATTTTTATTTTTTCCTCTATATATATGTAATTGTAATTTAATTTTATTTTTCATTATATTATTTATTAATTATGAAGCTAATATACAACAATATTTTATATTATCAAATTTTTTTGATAACTTTTTTATCTTATTGCGTATTTACCATAATTAGGCTTACTCATTAAACTATAGGTTGCATACCTGGTAGCATCAGGAATATGATCGCTACCCTCGTTTGGAATATTAGTAAGTCTTCCTGCTTTATCTTTCTTCCACCTATAATCTCTAAACTCTCTTATTGCATTTGTAGAACTTTCTGTTATCATTAACTTATACCTTTTTAATAAATCAATACCTGCCATAATACTATTCTGACCTTTTACACTAGGTCTTATATTGTTGCCCATCCTTTTTAGTTCATCTATTAGTCTTACCTCTGCACTATCTCCAAAGCACAAAGTATTGCTTATATTGTTTTGCAATAAAAACTTATGTATGTCACTTGTTGTCATCATAGTTCTGTATAGTAATTCATTTATGTAAAGTGTATGATCTAATTGGTAAACCTCTACTGCACAGGTCGGATCGTTAGTGTAGCCAAAGTCTATACCAATAGATAATAGTTTGGCTTGTTCTGGAATATTACTTACTGTACCAAATGTAAATATTTGTGTTCTTGATAATGCTCTCTCACCAAGTCCAAATACTTGCCAATACTCCTCGTCGGTTTCTTTTAATCTTTCAAGCTCTGTAATTAGTCCTTTATCTATAAATGGATTATCCTTATATGTAGTCTTATAAAATATTACATCATCTCTTACAAGAACTTTATCATATATCCAATGTGTGCTTTCTGATGGATTGTAGTCAATTACTATTTTACCTTCTGTTCTAAATATTAATTGCTGCCAACTCTCCCAGTCTATCTCGTTAGCCTCATTTATAAATAGTAAGTTTCTTTTTCTACCCCTAATCTTTGCAGGTTGATCTAATGATATAAACTCTATAATATTATTGTTTAGTATGTATTCGCTATTTGATTTATTATGTTTCTCTTCATCATACAATTCATACTTGCGTAGTATCTCTAAAAAGTCTCTCATAACGGTAGCCCTAAGACTTGGCATTACACGCCTTGTTATGGTAACAATCTTTCCTGTGTTTATACTACAATAATCAAATATAATCCACATTAACAGGTTCATAGTTTTACCGCTTCGTGAGCCGCCCTGTTCAATTAATATTTTCTTATCTGATCTATAAAAATTATAGCCGTGATTGAATACTATGTTAGTTTCAACTCTTTGTGTCATTGTCTAAGACTTTGACTTCAAATATAGGGCTATCTTGTTGTAAATGGATATCTTGTGTTTCTTTTGGTTTACCTGCAAAGTAGTGATAGAATAATTGCACAAATTTAAAGTCACCTTTTTCAACACCATCTTTAAGTGCAAGGTAAGCTGCGTCTTCAAGCGGTGATAACTTCTCTATTAAGTTTACCTCTAATGCTTTTGATTTTCTACCTGCCCCTTTTCTTTTACCTCCGTGTGTCATCTCTTTTTACCTTGACCTCTGTATTTCTTTTTATATCCTACTTGTGATCTACTAGCATTCTTGCTATGAACACCTGGTCTTTTCTTCTTTGGTTTAAATATATATGTACTTATTATCTTCCTTGCCAACTTGAAAAAACTTGATTATTCAAGAGTATAATAACAAATATAATATTTTTTACCACTCCCAAGTTACTTTTTCTAATTCTTCCATAGACATCTCTTCCCTTAGTATTGTGTCTACCATAGCTGCTAGTTTAATTAGCACATCTTCTGGCAAGTATTTTAGCTTTGCTTTTATATATGCTTGCGTGTGTTTACGGCTTTTGTAGTTTGGTTTTTCAAATAAGTTGTCAAACCACTCTTGCATTCTTACATTATTTCTCTCATATACTTCAAACATTTTTAGTGAGTGACATAAAGTTGCACTGTCCATAGCAAAACCTAAATCGTTAAATATATTTATTATGTCTTTGTTTCTGTACTTATAATAGTTTTTTAATATGTGTACAAAAAATGATCTTGCCTCTACATATTCTGTTTTTCTATTTTTCTCAAGAAAGTTTAAACCTGTAACCTCCTTGATTTCTTTTGCCATTTTATATGTTTCTGTCATAAAAAAAAGTTAGTCTTGCAAGATATAAAAAAAAGTTGATATTATAAATTTATGTCAATATAATATGCGTCTAAATCTGTCATTTCAGTTTCAAAATAATCTTGATATACTTTAAGTGCATAAGCTACTTTATCTCTACCTGATTTTATAAAGTCTTTACTTACATAATTACTTATACCAATATCACAGCTTGACTTATCTATAACAATAAACCGAAAGTTATCTACACCAAATATTTCTGTATATATGTAAGCCTGTACGTCATAGGAATACCAATAAGCTGATTTTTCAAACTTTCTTATATCGCTTGTAGTCTTAAGATCTATAACACAATTATCTGCCAGGACATCTGCTTTACCACGAAATGGTTTGTCTTGCACCAGACCTACGCCAGGATATTCTACCTTACAACCTTTTATAAGTTGCATAGCAGGTTCATTCCTAAAAAAAGCATCTGCCAATCTCTCAGCATCATTCTTCTCTTTCATTGTATATACAGTTCCGTGTTCTTCTTGTGCTAGTTTGTACTTCTTTGTGTTCTTGCTTTGCACATCTACAAATATTTGTTTATGAAAGTATTCTGGTGTTAGTATTAGTAAGTGTACTAAAAATCCGTCTCTTAGTGGTTGTGTTTCAGGTGATCCATATTGCATTACATTATGGTATGTCTTTGGTGATTGTAATAAGAGTTTTATTGAGCTACTGCTAAATGCCCATTTGTGCATAAAGCCATAGTAAAAATTATCGTCCAACATATCAGACAATAGTTTTGTTTTGTCATAAAATTTGCCGTCAAGTAGTTTGATTTGATTATCTAACATATCTAATATTATTAAGTCCAAAGTTGTATTTGTGCAGTGTGTTGATCTAAACGTTTTTTTGCTTTTAAATAATAGTCTTCATCTACCTCATATCCATCTAAACTAAAACCTAAGTTATGACAAGCTATTGCTATACTACCTGAACCTAGATGTGTATCTAATATTGTATTACCAGGTTCTGCATAATTCATAAGCAACCACTCATATAACTCTACAGGTTTTTGTGTTGGATGTATTTTTAAAGCTGCCATTTTACTGCCTTGTAAGTTACCATAATATCTATAATCAAATTGCCTAGCAACCTTATCAAAAGATGTCCAAGCTAACTCACCATCAGAAAAATTACTTACTGGATTACCTTTAAACCAAAAAATAATACCCTTACCTCCTCTTTGCCATATACTTGGAAAATAATTACCACCCCATATAATTTGATTTTTACTTACCTTAAAAAGTAAATCAAAAAACTCGTCACTTGGTATATTACTATCCCAGTCTTTGCTTGTGTGACGTTGACCAAGTCTATCTTTTTTTGTGCGGTTTGTATAAGTTTTTGCAAAGTCAATTCCGTAAGGTGGATCCACTATTGCTAAATCATATTGATTCTCTTTCATATTTTTAAGAGCAATCATACAGTCTTGGTTGTGTAAATTTATCATATACTATCAAAATTTTTATAAAGCATTATTACATTAAGACCATCATTTGTTGCCTGGTATTTTTTTTGTATCATAGTAAACTCTATAACCTCTACTCCATCATCAACAACAATTTTACTATCTTGTTCTGGCACAGTTGTAAACTCATCATACAATATTTCAAGTGTATTGTATAATCTTGTTAAGTGCTCATCACTAAAGTTATCTCCATCAATCTCTGGGTAGATGTTTATTTTCATATTTCTTAAGTTGATCTACTGCCTCTTGCATATCTCTTTGAGCTTCAAGTTTATCTTTTTTGTACTCTAGTATTCCCCTAAGTGCTAAATCTCTCTGTCTTTTTAGATCAATTAAATACCATTGTATATCAAGAAATGCGGTTATAATATTTTGTAGCTCTGGTGTACTTTTCATACTTGCCCACTTATTGAGTGTTTGACCTACTATTAAAATATTATTATCGCACTCTAAATCTTTTAAAGCATCTATTTTTTTATATGATTCTGTGAAATCCATTTTCTTGTTTAATTAAACTTGCCTGACTTTCCTCTAGCAAATATACTTTTTTGTTTTCTTTTTTCTTAGTCCATAATGTTGTATCAGGACAATATAAATCCTCTGATATTGGTAAATTAAATTTTGGTCCATTTAACCAAAACATATACATACCTTTAGGATCAAATACTAAATAAAACTTATGGACATCTTTTAGTTGCATAAGTTTATCATATTTATATTTTTCAAGCATCTTGCTTTCATAATACTTGTTTCTAAATTTCATCTCTATAACACACTCTTGTTGTTTAGGTGTTAAGCCTTTTGCGTCATAGTGTTCATAATTGCCACCACTCCAATCTAAGTTCCAACCATCTAAATTTAAAATACCAACTACAGATTGTTCAAACTTATGTGTTGTCGTTATATCCATTCTTATATATTTTATTTATATCATCTACCCAAGCCTGTACTTTGCCTACAATTTTTTCGCCTTTGCAGGTACACAAAGTTTCAAGGGGGTGATTAAAATATTTAGAATGAAGCTGCTCTATTAACCTTAGATCAGTATTTGTTATTTGATTACCTTTCACACCTTTAAATCTTTTCCACTTTTCGTAATCATTTTTTGATAACTGTATTTTCATCTCTTTATCTTAATTTGAAATTTGTTAAGTTTTTCTTGTCTGCTGTCGCAACCGCAGTCTTTATATCCAAACATCTTTGCTACTCTAGTTGCTACTTTTTTACCCTGACCAAATGTTATAATTCTAATTATCCTCTCTACTATGTCCCCTAACCCAATCATAATTTTTTATCTTTTTTACTAAATATTCTTTTGTTTTTAGCCAAGTGTTTCTTAAAGATACATAACTTATTGTAGTTTCTCTTGATAGCTCACTTATTTTTTTTCCACCACTAATTATTTTGAATACTGCTTTGTCATACTCGTTTAATTGTTCAAGCTCTTTATCAAACTCAACACCAAACTTATTTAGATCAATATAATCGTCATCTTTAATATTAAGTAAGTAATCATCTGATACAAATGATATTCTTTTTTCTTTTATTTTAAGGTGTAAAAACAAGTGGCGTAAAATCTTATAGCAGTACCAGTAATTAATATCATCTTCCCCATAAGAAAGATCTTTGCCTTTTTTAGTAAGGTCATCAATTTTAATATACATCTCAGAAACAAGATCTTTACAAGTATCGTCATTACAACCAAAGCTCTTGCAAATTCTTAGCCAAGTCTTATGTTTTCTGTATGCTATTTCAAGAATCACTTTTTTTTACCAAATGTAGTAAGTTTTTACCACCTACACTAAAGCCTACATTATTTGCTATTGATCTAAGTTCTATTGGTGAATCTATTGGTGTAGGTCTTCCACCTGTATCTATCTCTTTTATTTTTATTACAGCAAGGTATGTGTAAAACCAAAATTCTGGGTGGCTAACGTAACGGTGGATAATCAAAAAATTATCGCATTTATTTAGGAACTTCCCACCACCTTCTGCTGAACCAGGACTTGGAGGCTTTATATGATTCTCAAATGGGTGTCCGTTAGCGTGTTTTAATCTTAATGATTCTGTAACAGCGTGAGTTACTAAATAGATAGACACTTTCATCTTTCTTGTAAACATACGCATCTGACTTATGCAGTAATAATCGTACTCGTGATTACCGTATTCTTTCATTAAGTTTTTATCCTTGCTTAATGAATTATATGGATCAATTAGAAAACTATCATAATCAAATGTTTTTTTAATGACTGCTGCCTCATCAAGTAAACTTGTAGCTGAGTAAAATTTATCTATATCAATATATTTAAAATGCTCATCTACCCATTTAAGTTTTTTTTCCCAAGTTTTTTTTTCTATTTTTTGAAATGGTAAACCAGTAAGAAACTCTATAAGTTTTTTAGATATGTTAGCAGGATCATTTTCTGCAGAATAAATAAGAAACTTTAAATTATATTTAATTGCATAGAGTACAAAAAAGTAAAGCATTGTAGTAGTTTTACCTGTACTACTATGACCTAGAATTATATTGAAACTATTTTTTTTATATCTCCAGTATTCATCTAGGTCAGGTACAAGTCGTAAACCTTCTTTGATTTCTCCATTATATATCTTGTGGAGTTTATCAAGTTGTTTATCTACACCTACTAAATTAGAATGGTAGGTCCTCTGCATTATCACCGTTGTTGTTGCGATCAGGACTATGCTGTGCAGAAGTTACTTCCTTTTTCTTTTGTAGTGTGTTTAGTTTTGAAAATAGTTTTTGTTTATCTTTTGAATAAAGTGTGTCTATTTTTAAATACCCATCGTTATCTTTGATACTTTGTTGTACCTCAGGTGTCTGTGTCCATTTAATAAATGAATCATACTGTATGCTCATTTTTGAGTGAACAAAATCTTGTGGTGCTGTTTTTGTATATACACCACTTGCAAAATTATATTTAGGTGCTGAATAATTACTCATTGTTTTGCGGTTTAGCTATTAGTACTCTATACATAAGTCCTGCAACTGTAACTGTTTCCTTTAGTATTTTATCTTTAGCATTAATAATGTCTTCTTCTTTTTTAAGACTATTACACTTTTGCCATATATCAGATGTTACTAAGTTACTTGCTTCTTTTAATGCTACTGCTAATGCAATAGATTCCTCTTTTGTTGGTAATTGATTTTCCATAGGTCTCTTTAAATTTTCTGTTGCTATTTTATCAACACTTGCGTACTGATTTATTTTACCGTTGATTTCTCTTTCGGTAAGTAAATATACAATAGTATCTCGACTTTGATATGGAAATTGTGTATTACTTGGAATATTAAATACTGGCATATCACCGTTAGCCATTTCAAGTTTGTACTCTTGCATTTTTTGACCACCGTTTTTACCTTGCCACTCTTTACCTTGTTCTATAAACTTTATAGTAGATTGTCTTGATTGTTTATTTGCTAATGCCATTTTCTAAATATTTTATTTGATGTGTTAATGTTAAATTTTCGTCAATAGCAGAATCACGTTCTGATCTAAGTTTATTTACTTCTAGAGTTTTTTCATCTAGTTCATCTTCAAGTGTATCTATTTTTTTAATAAGATGTTTTATTTGGTCCTTTAAGAAACCATTTGCTTGAATATGTGCAATAGGATTTATATTATCCTCGTTTTGATTTTCTAAGAAATCGCTAATAGTGTTACTCATAATTTTTTTAATTGTTAATCAAACTTATTAAGTTTTTTTGATAATTCCAAATACTCATCATATTTT